TTCTGGTCGGTGATCGGGTTGATGAGCAAATACGGGTAGTCTTTCAGGTTGTCCTCTGACCACATAACCTGGTGGCCTGCGACTTGCTCTGGAGTCAAAATCGGCTTCTCGACCGATGACAGGGCTGAGATCTCGCCGAGCTTGGACAACTGCATGTTCTTGAGGCGCTGGGCATCTTTGGCCAGGCGCACGTGGCCCATGCAACGCTCGATGTTGTCCACAAACCAGCGCTTGCCGTAGACGACCACGATCGGAATGCACTTGCCTGCGATGTAGCCTGCATCCTCCAGCACTTTGCCGCCGGACATGATGTATTTGTGAACACGCTTGCGCTTGACTCGCTTCTGACGGATCTCAACTGTGCCTATGGCCGCAAGGGTTTCTTCCAGAGTCTCGTCGTTGGCGAAATCGGCTGGGGTATAGCGTTCTTCCTCGCCTGCGATGTTCTGGAAGATGCGGATGGTCTCGGTCTTTTCCTCGACCTTGTAGTACTCGGCCACGTAAACCACGTCAGGGGTGCACCAGTCAAATTCATACTGGTGGATGATCTTGGGCCAGTCGGTTGGGTCGTCGCCCCAGGTGTCTTTGTAGGCCTGGCGGGTCATGCTGGTGACGACGTAGCAATACTTGGCGTCGGACTTGTCCTGGCGCTTGGCCCCAAGGTCAAAGAACACCGAGCTGTCAGCGTCGAAGATGGGCTCGATCCTGATGCGCTGGCGGTCGTCCTCGTCGTTTTCCTCGTCTTCGTAGACTGTGCGCAAACGCCATGCCCCGATGCCGCCGCCGACTGCTTCCTCAAAGGCATTGTCGTAGGCCTCATCTGCAACGGATGCCTGCTCGTCTGCACGGTAGAGACCGTCGCAGACCTCGGCCAGCTTGTCGTTTTCCTGGCCATCCTTGGACACGTAGTCCACCGTGATGCGGTTGTTTCGGTACTCGTTGATGATTCGGATCACCGAGAGCATGATCTTGTTGACCTCGAACTTGGGCTTGTTTTCGTACAAGTCCCAGAGTGGGCCTTCCCACTGGCTGCCTGCCAGCGAGTAAAAGCGCCGGTCTTGAAGGCATTGCAGGCGCTCGTCTCGTAGGGCGGTTTGCACGTTGTCAAACTGCGCCAGGGCTTCGGCGTGCAGATTGGCGAGGCGTTGGTCGTTGCTCATTCGGGCCATGGGGATTTCCTCAATTTGTGCGATTGTCGGGGTTTGACTTGCAATAGTCAAAGTGGTAGCGCTTCATGTTGGTTGCGCCACCTGTTTTTTGGCAGTGAATGCACGTCAATTTGGACATTGTGTGTTTTGCTCCACGATGCGCCAAGCCGATCTTTCTCTTGTGTTCTTCACTGAGTTTCTTGCCTTGTCTTGAGGCTGACAACGCCGCCTTGTGCTGGTCAGACAAAACCCTGCCCTTCATGGCTGCGACTTGCTTTTGCCTTATTTCTGGATTTTCCCACGATTTTTTGACGGCCTCAGCAATTTTGCGTTTGTGTTCTGCGCTTTGGGTTTCTTTGGCTTTCCAACTTGAGCGATCAATCCCACTCATTTTTTCTGCAAAGTTTCTGCGCAACCACCCGTATTTTTTGTTTGACACCCTGGTGGCCATCATCAAAGCGCCAAAGGCAATGCCTGGATGATCTTGGTACATCTTGGCCAAAAACTGGTGAGCGACCATGTGTTCTTCTGGCGTGAGCGCAACTATGTTTTGTGGCTCATCACCACCGCCCATGCAGCGCGGTGTGATGTGATGGCGCTCGACGTAACCCGTGATTGCCCTGGCACGTGCACGCTCGATGATGAGGTTGTAATGTTTCCAATAGTCCATAAGTGGATTTTACCACTTCTTTACATTTGGCAAAGGGGTGAAGATCGCGGGTTTGGATGCACCGGCTCGGCGGACGGCTTCGCAGGCGTAGCGCAGAGCGTCGATTACGTGGTTTTTCTTGTCCTCCAGCACGGGCAGGATCTTGCCGGTCAGGGGGTCTTGCTTGTAGCTGTAGAGGGTGAGCTCGTCGATGGTGTGGATGCAGCGGGGGTGCACCACGATGTCGTAGTTCTTCAAAAACTCGATGCCTTCTTCCACCGACTTTGGCCCTTTGACGGCTGTCATGATCTTGGGAAAGCCGTTGCGCTTCATGTGGCTAATGGTCTCTGGCCTGGCAGAGTCGGCCACGATGGGCCACTTTTCTGCCTCTGGCACGGTCATGAACAGCTCTGGGGTGTTCACGATCTCGCAGCCGACCATGTAAGCCTCGTAATCAATGTAGAGGGTGCGGCCAATGATGTGGCAGCGCACTAGGGTGGTGGGGTCGATGGAGAAACCCCAGTCAGCTCCAAGCCTGTGGATGGCGTCTGGCGGTGCTTCAAACTCCTCGACCCGCCAGTTCTTGAACACTCGAGTGTTGCTGTTTGTGAGGTAGCCACCCATCCAAACGTGCTGGTATTTATCTGGGTCTCGGCGTTTGTCGTATTCCATTTCGTCGCGTAGAACATCTGGAAACCACGGATTGTCGGTGAAGTTGACCTTCAAGACCTGGGCGTCCTTGGGTGGCGTTGGGCCGCGAAGCAGGTGGTCGACCGGGTCTGATGCCTGGCGCGGGTTCCAGGTAAACCAAAGCTCGGACTCTGGCTTGCGGATTGTTGGCCGCAAGAGGTCAAGGCTGGTCTGGCTGAGGCTTTGGGCCTCCTCGACCCAGGCGCAGTCGTAGCCCTCCAGCGACTTGATGCTGTCGGCTGTGTGGTTCTGCATACCCTGGAAGATGATCGCCCCGTCGCCCTTGCGGGACTTGATGACGGCATCCTGCACCTCGAAGTAAGCCCCGGCGTTCATGGCCTCGATCTTGGTTTCCAGCAAGCGCTTGACGGACTGGTTCAGCGACTTCTGGATCTCGCGCACGCAAACCGAGCGCCGCTTCTGGTCCATGATGTGAGCCTCGATCATGAGCTCAGCAAAAAAGTGGGACTTGCCGGAGCCTCGGCCACCCCATGCGCCTTTGTAGCGCGAGGGGTTCATGAGTGGCAGTGCCCACTCTGGGGTTGGAAGCTGGAGGACTGTCACGCCTTCACCACCACTCGTTCAATGCGCTGCACCAGCGGGTTAGCAGGATCACCAGAAACCTCCAGCTTGTCGCCATACTTCTTTGGGGCCAACTTTGAAAGCAGCCATTTTCTGGTGTCCACTTGGAGCTTGTGCTTTTGAATGGCTTGCCAGTCGCGCTTCCCATCTCCAGTTTCAGGAACTTCGCTGTCGGCCAAATCCAGCACCTCATTCGCCATGCGCTCAATCAAGTCTTCCCTCGCGTGCGCGTAATCTTCCGCAAGTTTCGCGTCAGCATCCACCCATCGGTTGAAAGTGCTTTGCGGAACTCCAGCCGCTTGGCAAGCCTTAAAAGCGCTCAGACCTTCTCTCATCCGTTGCAAGACTGCCTGACAGATGGCGTCTTTGTCTCTCTCTGGCTTTGTTGCCTTATCTGGCTTGGTCGCCTTCTTTGTGGCCATCAGAAGCCTCCGTTGCGGGTGGTGGTGCAGGTTACGCTGCCGTCCCAGTTCTTCACGCATCTGGTGACGGTGTTGGCCTGGGCGATGGTTGCGGCCAGAGTGATGGCGAGGATGATGATGGCTTTCATGGGTTTTCCTTCTTGGTTTTGAGCGCTGCCGTCCGGTAGTATTTGGCCAGTTCAATCAGGCCTTCGTGAGAGTAGGGCGGAAATGTGTTTTTGCCGTGCGTTGCCTTTGTCGTAAAGAGTGCGGCCTCTGCGCTCATTCCTGAATTAACACGGCGAGCAATGGTTGCTCCACTTAAAAAACCACCTGTAAGACGCGCCCACTCTTGCGCAGTCAAAGTTACATCGCCAAACGTGATCGCATGATTTGATTTAAATGTGTGCCGCTCTGGATATGACCTGTGAACATTGCACGATCGGCAAAGGGGGCGAAGATTGGACGCTTGGTTGTTTCTTGGATCATTGTCGATGTGGTCAATGTGCACCGTTTTCCAATTGACCGATGCTCCGCACAAAGTACAAGAGCACATTGATAACCCAAAAATACCAAATGCAACTTTTCGGTGCTCATAGACGTATCCATTACTGTGAGCCAATGGGTGCTTTGGATCATGCACAAGTTGGTATCCTCGGCCCGGCATTGTGATTTTTGGTCTGGCTTTTGCCCTCACTAATTCCGTGGTTCCGTATCGAATTTTCCGGAAATAATGCTTTTGGCAAAGGCAGGCAGCTTTATACTTTGCTTCGTTTTCGCACCCGTTTACACAGCAATTCATCAAATATTTTCCTTTAAAATTCGATTGGTCTTCGCCCTGTACTGCCTGGCTAACTCGATCAAATCCTCTTTGGTGTACTTGCGCACAGTGTTGTCTGCCTCGATCTGTTCAACCCGTGCCAAGCCAATGCGCTCAATCAAGCCTTGGCGGTATGCGACATGATTCCCACCTAAATGATTGTTGCAATACTTTGTTTGCCCGTGAACATTATCCTCCACAAATCGCATGTGTGGGGCACTTCCAACGCTTCTGTAATGTCCAGCGTCAAATGTGTTTGCTTCTGAACCCAATGGCTTCCCACAACAAATGCAGGGCTTCCCTGCATCCCGCGCCCTCACGAATGAATTAAAGGCTGTCTGCGCTTTCTTGGTGAGCTGAGGCTTGGTTTGCATAGCGTCCAGCTTCTGGCGGGTTTCCTTGCGGTCTTTGGCCTGCTCCTTGGCTTGGGCTTTGTCTGAGGCTTTCCGGGCTGACACAAGGGCGCACGTC